CATCGATGTTGGTAACTTACCAAAACAGAAAGCAGAACAATATCTCCGTGATATCATGGTCAAGTATAAAAACAAACTTGTCTATGATGCAAACACCGGTGAAGTTCGTGATGACCGCAAGTTCTTGTCCATGATGGAAGACTTCTGGTTGCCACGCAGAGAAGGTGGCAAAGGTACAGAAATCTCCACACTACCAGGTGGACAGAACCTAGGTGAACTGGAAGACGTAAAGTATTTTGAGAAGAAACTGTATAAGGCACTCAATGTTCCTGTTGGTAGGTTGAATCCTGAGACTTCCGGGTTCACCATTGGTCGTGTAGCAGAAGTCACCAGAGATGAATTAAAATTTTCCAAGTTTGTAGCCAGACTTCGCAACAAATTTTCTGATGTATTTGACCAGGCACTTCGTATACAGTGTGTGCTTAAAGGCATTTGCACGAATGAAGAATGGGAAGAATTTAAAGAGAACATCTACTTCGATTTCATCCAAGATAACAACTTCACCGAGTTGAAGGAAGCTGAATTGATGAAAGAACGATTGGGACTACTTGAACAAGTTGATCCATACACCGGTCGTTACTATTCTCAAGCTTGGATCCAAAGAAATGTTCTTCGCATGACCGATGATGAAATCTCGACCATGCAGAAAGAAATTCAACAAGAGAAAGAAGATGGCCTTGGATTACCTACCGAAGTAACAACCGCGGTTGCCCAACAACAAATGATGGGTGATATTCAAGGTGACCAACAGATCGACCAAATGAAAGCTCAGATGAAATTGCAAGCGCAAATGGCGCCAGCTGAGCCTTCACCACCCAAATCCGAACCAAAAAAGGATAAAACAAAAAACTCAGGAAGTAAAAAACAAGAACTTCCAAATAAAGTAAATTATCCAGATGTTCAATTAGAGGACGAAGGAACATTTAACAAAATAAAGAAATTACTATAAATAATCTTATTTGGAGATAAGAAATGTCTAATACTAAATCTTTTATCGATTACTCAATCGAAGACAACGGTTCCGCAGCACGCGAAGCCCTATATGCAGAAATTCATGACAGAGTTATGTCGCACATTGAACAGAAGAAAATGGAACTGGCAGGTGGCCTGGTACACAGAGAAGAAAAAGAATGTGACTATGATGACATGAAAGAAAAAATGAAGAAGGCCAAGAAGAAAGTCAAGAAACTGAAAGAAGAACTTTCTCTGATGGAAGCCGCAATGTGTGATGGCGACCATGATGGAGATGATGAAGAGTATGCAGAAAAGAAAAAGAAACTCAAGAAAGCAAAGAAGAAGTTGAAGAAATTGAAGGAATCTTTCGCTCTTTTAGAGTCTGAGGAGATTGTCGAGGACGAGGATTTGGAAGAAGATTCAGAGGAAAATTCTGAAGAGTCTTTTGAAGAAGAATAATGAAATCCTTTAAGGAATATATATCGGAGACCGATTTGGTGGAGTCTAAACAATCTTTGGATCCACCAAATATTCTAATTATGAAAAGAAAGTCTATCAGACAATATCCCAACGGTCAAAGAGTCGCACTGTACTATGTGGACAAGATTGATAAATATGTGACGGTCCCGTATACGTCCTATCAATGGAGTTCTTCTCCTACAGATGAAGAAACAGGAAAATAAAAAATGGCAACATCTAATACTCAACAAATATTAATTGACACCACAAGAAAGACCATCATCAAGCGTATTGGTATTTTCGACACTTCTGGTGGAAATGAAGTTGAAACTGTGGTAATCGATCCCAAATCATTAAGTGGATTCTTAAATGCCAATGGTGCTCTATATCAACCAGGAAACACAACGATTGCCGGTTATGCGACCAATGCATTTACCATCAAAAGAATCATCTATAATGTGGATGCGGAAGTTGGTCATCTACAATTAAAATGGCAAGGAGTTGATTCAGCTAACGGTAGAACAATTGTTGCTCTAGGTGTTGGTTCGGGCGATACTAATCCGAATGATAACTTGCCGGCTATTTGGAATAATTCACCAAACGCTTCAGGTAATGTGACCATCACAACAGTTGGTACGACAGCAAATGCAGCCTATACTTTGATTATAGAATTGACCAAAAATGGTCAGTATTACAATGCAGGACAACTACAAGATCCAGCAGCATTCAACTACGGAATATATGGCATAACACCATGAAATTAATCAAAGAAATTACAGAATCAGTTAATTACCTTGTTGAAGAGAAAGACGGTTCACGTTCACTCTTCATCGAAGGTCCTTTCCTGGTTTCAGAAAGAACTAACCGTAACGGTCGTATGTACAAAGAAGAAACCATGCGTAAAGAGGTACACCGTTACACCGAACAATATATAAATAAGAACCGTGCCTTTGGGGAATTGGGACATCCAGATACCCCATCAATCAATCTAGATAGAGTTTCGCATTTAATTGTATCTCTCCGTCAAGAAGGTAATGATTGGATAGGCAAAGCTAAAATTCTTGAAACACCAATGGGTAACATTGCAAGAAACCTTATCGAAGGCGGTGCTCAATTAGGAGTATCATCTAGAGGTATGGGTTCACTAAAAAATGTCAATGGTATCAACATTGTTCAAGATGACTTCTATCTGGCCACAGCGGCGGATATTGTAGCAGATCCTTCTGCTCCTGGCGCTTTTGTGCAAGGAATTATGGAAGGTAAAGAATGGATGTTAGTAGATGGTGTTTGGACCGAAATGCATTACGATCAGGCCCGAAAAGAAATTAAACAAGCTTCTCGTTCTGAAATCGAAGCAGTAAGTCTGAGAATCTTCGAAAACTTCATTAGAAAACTATAAAATATAAATATCCAATATAAAAATCAAGGAGATTTTCAAAATGGGAAAATTTAATCTATCCGAAGCCGCTAAGGAAATCTTAGGTGCAAATGTTGCAGCTAAGCAAAGTGGACAAGAAAGCGGTGTCGGCGATACTAAACTTAGCACATCTGTTGCTTACGGCCAAAAGGACGCAGGCAAGATCGGTGACTCACCAACAAAGTTGGATGATGAACTTCCAGATTACCTAAAGGGTACTCCAACTGCAACTCCTCCGGGCGCTACACCTCCTGTAGGTTCTGAACCAGCAAAGCACCTTTCTGGTCAGCCACAACAAACTCAAGGCCGTAGCGACCTGACCCATGTTGCACAACAAGATGCAAATCAATATGATTCAATTCGTGACCGTGTTGCTTCCAAACTCGCACCACAGACCATGCAATCGAATCCAGGTGCAACATTTCAGTCTTACCATGAAGATATTGAAGCTATGCTTTCAGGTGAAAATCTTTCTGAAGACTTCAAGTCTAAGGCATCCATGATCTTCGAATCTGCTGTACTTGCAAAAGCAACCCATGTTGCTGAAGAAGTTATTGCAGAAGCTATGGATACTATTGAAGAAGAGTTCAATGAAGCAGTTGAAGCTATCAAGACTGAACTAGAAGAAAAGGTTGATGGTTATCTAAACTACATGGTTAAGGAATGGGCACAGGAAAATGAACTGGCCATCGTTAAGGGTCTTCGTGCAGAAATTGTTGAAGATTTCATTGACGGTCTTCGTAACCTGTTCATCGAACATTACATTGACATTCCAGAAGACAAGGTTGATATCGTTGAAGAACTGACAGCCAAGATCGAAGAGTTGGAAGGTTCACTTAACGAACAAATCAAAGAATCCGTTCAATTAACTTCTGAGTTGAATGAACATAAAAAGTTTGAGGCTATTTACGCAGCATGTGAAGGCCTGACGCAGACCCAGGTGGAAAAAATCAAGTCACTTGCAGAAAGTATTGAATTTACCTCCGATGATGAATTCGCAGACAAACTAGAAACAATTAAGGAATCTTATATTGGTTCTTCAGTGAAGACTGCTGGGAACTCTGCTCTTGATGATGAAGTGCAAATTATTGAAGAAGAAACTAAAGGTGGTTATGTAGACCCAGAAATTGCGGCCTACAGCAAGACCATCTCGAAAACTCTTATCAAATAAATAAATATTTTAACAGATACTAATAAGGAGATAAACTAACATGTATCTTACCGAAGAACTTCAAAAGAAGTGGCAGCCTGTTCTGGAACACCCAGAACTTGAAGCCATTAAGGACCCATACAAGAGAGCGGTAACGACTCTTGTTTTGGAAAATCAACAACATGCAATGAAGAGTGATCGTTTAGCTCTTAACGAAACTCTTTCTGATGCAGGTCCTACTAACCTTGCTGGTGGCGTACAGAACTTCGATCCTATCTTGATCTCTCTTGTTCGTCGTTCATTGCCTAACTTGATTGCGTATGACGTTGCTGGCGTTCAGCCAATGACTGGTCCTACCGGTCTTATCTTCGCAATGCGCGCTCGTTACAATGGTCAGAATACTGATCCTGCAAGCACCAACTCTGAAGCATTCTATAACGAAGCAAATACCATCTTCTCAGGTGTTAATTCTTCTGCGAATCCTTACGGTTTCATTGGTACTCAGGCGTCTGATACTGCAAACACCTTCCAATACGGTGGTTATGTTTCTGGTACTAACACTTCTGGTGTTTCTACTGGTATTGCAATGCCTACAGCACAAGCTGAACTTCTTGGTTCAGAAGCTGGTCGTGCATTCGCTGAAATGGCATTCACCATTGAAAAGGTATCTGTAACTGCTCAAAGCCGTGCGTTGAAGGCAGAATACTCTCTTGAACTTGCTCAAGACTTGAAGGCGATTCATGGTCTGGATGCTGAAACTGAACTTTCAAACATCCTTGCTACTGAAATCCTTGCTGAAATCAACCGTGAAGTTATCCGTACTATCTACACTGTCGCTAAG